ATTGCAGCTATGCCGACGTCATGGCGGTCATCGACGACATGAAGGCGGGCGCGGCGGTCTAGTGTACTACCGCGACCGGGACGGTTGCTTCGAGAGCGTGTTTGAAATCCTGTTCGTCAGTTTGTTTCTCTTGCTCATGGGCATCTTGCTTTATCGCTATCTGACGGGGCTTTGACCATGCCGAACGTGCAACGCGCCAATGGCTACGCGGTGCCGGAATGGCAATCGCTCGAGAGCATCCCGCGCGATGGCCGCACAGTCGAGATCATTGACGGCAACGGCGACGTGTTCCTGGCGCGTGTTGTCGACGGCAACCTGATCATCGATTGCGAATACCTGGTGCAGCCGACCGCCTGGCGGCTTGTGCTCTGACTTCTCCGCGCGCGATCTCGGCAGATATCGCGCAGCGGGGAATGGCGACCGCTGTTGCCTGCCGCATCCGGCGGTCGCCGCTTATTCCAGCCCGCAACAAAGGCATCGCAACATGAGCGTACACATGGCCGACATTCCGGCGCAGCGGCTTAAGCCTTTCCAGCGCGAGCTAGACTTGCCGCCTGGCAATGTGTTCCTGCGCGCGCTGACGGCGCGGGTTGTGGCACAGCTTTGCCATGGCAGCGCATCGATGGCGGCGCGGGTCGCCGAGCGACTATGGCCGAGCGACCGTATTGTGCAGCGCGCCGTCGCGACGCCTGCCATGGTCAGCGTGGCGGGATGGGCGGCCGAGCTGGCGCGCACGGTCGTCGCCGCTGCGCTCGAGGCCATGGGGCCGGAATCCGCGGGCGCGCGATTGCTGCAACAGGCGCTCGTGCTGAATCTCGACGGTGTTGGGGCGGTCAGTGTGCCGAATTTCGTGGCGGCGGCCGGCAATGCCAGCTTTGTCGCGGAAGGCGCGCCCATTCCGGTGCGCCAGCTCACCGGGCCGGCGGCGCTGTTGACGCCGTTCAAGCTCGCCGTGATCGCCGCCTTGACGCGGGAAATGGTGGAAGGCTCAAACGCCGAGCAAATCATTTCCGACGTGCTGATGCGCTCGGCCGGCCTGGCACTCGATGCCGTGCTGTTCGGCAGCGCGGCCGCCACCGCGGCGCAACCGGCGGGCATTCGCAACGGCATCGCCGCGCTGACGGCGAGCAATAACAGCGATTTCCAGACCGCGGTTTATGAAGACATCACCACGCTCTTGGGTGCGGTGTCGGCGGTTGCAGGCGCCGGGCGGATTGTGTTGGTGATGAGCCCGGGACGCGCCGCCGCGATCTACATGCGCACCGCGCGCACCGCCGACAATGTCACGGTGCTCGGCTCGGCCGCATTGGGCAATGACCTGATTGCGGTGGCGCCGAATGGCCTGGCCGCCGCCTTTTCGCCGGAACCGGAAATCGAAACCTCGAGCAACGCAACCGTCGTCATGGACACCGCGCCCGGTGCCGCCGGCACCATGGGACCGGAGCGAAGTATGTTTCAGACGGATGCGGTGGCCTTGAAAATGCGCTGGCCGGTGACGTGGGCGGTGCGCAACAGTGCGGCGGTCGCATGGATAACGCCGACATGGAAGTGAAGCCAGGCGACACGATTTATTCCGGCTTCGGCGACTTGCCGAGCCTGGATCCCATCATCGCGCACGAAGACACCGAAGGCGGCTGGCGCGGGCTGACCGAGAACGGTGAAATCGTTTCGGTGCTGTCGCGCAACGGTCACAAGGCGGTGGTGCTGGAAGGCGTCGAAATGCTGGTGATGCGCGGCGGCCAGGCGATTGGCTATCGCAAGATTGAACAGCGGCCCGGCGTCAGCATCAAAGCTTATTGTGAGCACTTCGACCGCGCCGCCGAGCTGTTCCGGCAAAACGACACCGCGGGCGCCATCCTCGAGGCCGATGCCGCGGTCGCCGTCGCGCCGACCGTGCACGCGCGCTACAACCGCGCCTTCATGCTGTTGTCGGTCGGCCGCTGGCAGGAAGGCTTTGCCGACTATTCCGCCTGCGAGCAAGGGCCGCCATTCCAGCGCCCGCAATGCAAGGCGGCGCTCGACGCCGGACTCGTGTCTTGGAATGGTGAACCGCTCCGAGACAAGCGCTTGCTGGTCGTGCATGCCCACGGCTTCGGCGACACCATCATGGCGCTGCGCTACGTCGCGGCGCTGCGCCGGCAAGGGCTCGACGTGCTGATGCAAGTGCCGCTCGAGCTGGAACGCCTGGCGGGCCAGGTCGGGCCGGTGACCGATAGGCTCGAGGCCGTTGATTACTTCTGCCCGTTCCTGATGCTGCCGCAGTATGCCGGCCACGTCAGCTTGCGCGCGCCCGACCAGGTCATGCGCAATCTGCGGCTCGAGGCCGACCGCCGCAGCGTTGCATGGTCGGGCAACGGTAAGCGCCGCATCGGCATCGCCTGGTCGGTCGGCAAGGTTTATGACGGCGATTACCCGCGGCCGATCCCGCTGGCCGAGCTGATCGCCGCGCTGCCCGACGCCGAGCTGCACAGCGTCCAAGTGCAGGGCCGGGAGGAAGCCGAAGCGCTCGGCGTGCACACGCATAGCTTCGAGGATTTCGCCGACTGTGCGTCGCTGATGCTGGCGCTCGACGAAATCGTCACCGTGGACACCGCGGCCGCGCACCTGGCCGGCGCGCTCGAGCGGCCGACGACGTTGCTGCTATCGCATTGGCATTCCTGGCGCTGGCTGGCGAGCTGGTATCCGACCATGACAATCCGCCGGCAAGCGACGCCGGGCGATTGGGCGAGCGCATTGCATGGCCTTGCCGCAGATCACCAGGACATCGCTCGGCGCGACGGCGCTGCGCGGTCCGTTTAGCGAATATCTCAATGCCGATGAAAGCGCGGTGCTGATCGCACTGGTGCGCCGCGTACAACCGCGCGTGATGGTCGAAATCGGTATCGCGTCCGGCCTGACCGCGCGCCGTTTGCTCGAGCACGTACCGACGCTCGAGGCTTACTACGGCGTCGACGTGCCCGATGATTTCGTGACGACGCTGCGCTGTCAGCAAAGCGAAGTGCAGCGCGTGCCGGGCCGGTGGGCCTATCACGACCCGCGCTTTCACCTGGTGGTGCGGCCGCAAGGATCGCTCGAAATCCTTAGCATGCTAAGTGATGAGCTCGGACAAGTCGATGCGGTGTTTATCGACGGCGACCATTCTTATAACGCCGTGATGCACGACAGCGACACCGCTGCCAAGCTGATCCGGCCGGGCGGCGTCGTCATCTGGCACGACTACCTGAATCCCGGCGTGCAAGTCACCGCGGCGCTCGAGGCATTGCTTGCCGCGGGCTGGCCGATGCAGCACGTCGCCGGCACCTGGCTGGCGTTCGCGCAATTCTAGGAGTCCCCATCATGCCGCTGCCGAAACCGCACAAGGGCGAATCGCAAGGCGCATTCATGGGCCGGTGCATGCACGAAGCCTACGGGCCAGGCGCACCGCAGGATCGCACGCAAGAGCAAGCGATTGCGATGTGCCTCGACGCCTTCGGGCGCAGGCCGAAAAAATCCGACGACGAAGTGCGGCGCATTATCGCGCTATGGAAAAAATTGCTCGAGCACAAGCAAGACGTGCCCGACCCGGAGTCGGGCGAAAGCGAAAGCGATTTCATGGATCGTTGTGTCAATGAATTGACCGATGAGGATTATTCCGAGAGCGAAGCCGAAGACGCCTGCCAAATGGCATGGGACGACAGCCGCTCGAGCGACGCGCATGTGCACCGCGCGACCACGGCACGCAAGGCCGGCGGCAATTTTGTGCTGTCGGACGAAACCGAGGACCGGATGGGCGACGTCATTACCGCCGACGGCTGGCGCTTCGAGTGGTTTGCCAAGAATCCCATCGCGCTGTTCGCACATGACCCGCGCTTCGTGGTCGGCAAGTGGCACGACATCGAAGTCAAAGGCCGCGAGCTGCGCGGCCGCCTCGAGCTGGCACCGGAAGGAACGTCGGCGCGCATCGATGAGATCCGCCGCCTGGTCGAGGCCGACATATTGCGCGCGGTGTCGGTCGGCTTCCGCGGCATCAAAAAGCAACCGCTGACCGACAAGTCGAATGAATTCTTCGGGCCATTCCGCTTCCTCGAGCAAGAGCTGGTGGAATGCAGCCTGGTCGCGGTGCCCGCCAATCCGAATGCATTGGCGGTCGCCAAGTCGCTCAAAATTTCCACTGATACGCTCGGACTCGTTTTCGCGGAGCATCGCAAGGAAAACGGGACCATCCGGCGCAGCGGTGTCACCGGCGAGCATGCCGAAACCACGCGAAGACGAAAGGGCTCATTCATGGGCACGCTTTCAGAACGGATCGCCAGCTTGCAGACCGACATTGTCGGCCTCGAGGATGCGCTGCGCGCGCACCTGGCGAAAATGGATAACGACAACGTCACCGACGCCGACGTTGAGACTAACAGCACGCTTAACGCCGACCTGGCGCGCAAGTCGAAGGCGCTCGAGGCATTGATGGCGTCGGAAAAGATCCTGGCGAAATCAACCGCCGGCAATGGCAACGGCAACGGCTCGAGCCGCGCGCTGACCGTGCTGCACGACCAGCGCCGGACCGACAGCAACGGGGCGGATATCACCGCGCCGGTGGTTGTCCCGAAGATCAAGAAAGAGCTGCCACCGCTCGACTACCTGGTGCGTGCCGGCACGGTCGCGGTGCGCGCAAGGGAATGGCATATCGACCAGGCCAAGGCGTGCGAACGGATCTACGGCGACGACGAAGTGACGCGTGTTGCCTGTGACCTGATCTTGCGCACGGCCACCGCGCCGGCCATGACGACGGTCGCCGGATGGGCGCAAGAGCTGGCGCAAACCATCTATGCCGACCTGATGCCATTGCTGATCCCGCAATCGATCTTCAATCGGTTAAGCGGGCGCGGCCTGGCGCTGCAATTCGGTCGTGCGGCGAAGATCGTCATCCCGACCCGCAACGCAACGCCGACCATCGCCGGCTCGTTCGTCGGTGAAGGCGCGGCCATCCCGGTCCGCATCGGCGGCTTCTCGAGTCAGACGTTGACGCCGAAAAAGCTTGCCGTGATCAGCGTTTGGACTCGCGAAATGGACGAACATAGCACGCCAGCCATCGAAGGCGTGTTGCGTGAAGCCATCCAGCAAGACACCACGGTAGCAATCGACTCGGTGCTGATCGACAACAACGCCGCGACCGTCATTCGTCCGGCCGGCTTGCTCAACGGTGTATCGGCGACCGGTGCCACCGCGGGCGGCGGCATTGCCGCCATCGTCGGCGACTTGAAGGGTCTTATCGGTGCGCTCATCACCAGCACGAAGGGCAACATCCGGACGCCGGTGCTGTTGATGAATCCCGGTGAGCTGTTGTCGGCCTCGCTGGCGAGCGCTGCCAACACCGGAATCTTTCCCTTCGAGGATGAGATTGCGGCCGGGAATCTGAATGGCATCCCCATCATCGATTCGGGCACGATACCGAGCAAAACCGTGATCCTGGTCGACGCCGCCGACTTCGTAACGGCCGGCGGTCAAGGGCCGCGCTTCGAGATGAGCGACAGCGCTACCTTGCACATGGAAGACACGGCGCCCGCCGAGCTGGTCGGCACCGGCTCGCCTGGCACCGTCGCGTCGCCGCAGCGTTCGCTGTTCCAGACTGACTCAATGGCGCTTCGCATGATCCTGCCATTGAATTGGCTGATGCGGCGCACCGGCGTCGTCGCGTACACGACAAACGTCACCTGGTAACAGACGGCGAGTTGCATTCGTGCAGCTCGCCTATGCTTCGAACCAAAGGAGTCACGCCATGGCTGTGAAACCGACACCGACACAGGAAGAAAACGACCGCGCTGCGCTCGGCGAGCACGTGCTCGAGAAAGAAGACGACGGCAGCGGGCCGGATCCGAATAACGCCGCCGTGCAGAATCTTGGCAAAGCGGCCGAGCCGAAAAAGCCGAGCGCGAGCTACCAGACGCGCCAGGCCACACCAGCGCCACATCGCGGCTAAAGCAATCCTCCCGACTTGGAGTCCTCTCTCCGTCCCGGCGCGAGGACTCACTTTTTACAGGTCAGCAAATGAATACAGCGCTTGCGCTGATGTCGCGCACGCTGCGCACGGTGTTGCGCGCGGTCGAAGGCGAGCCGCGGCCGGGGCCGTATGCCTTGCCGATCACCGGCGGATTCCTGCCCGACGGCGCACCGATCAATTGGTGGCAGACCGGCATGCTGCCCTATGGCACCAACAATCCGAGCGCCATGGTGGAAGCTTGCGTTTCGGCCTATTCGCAGACCGTCGCCATGCTGCCCGGCGATCATTGGCGCAGCAAAACCAACGGCGGCCGCGAGCGCATCAGCAACTCGGCGCTGTCGCGGATCCTGCGCTATCCGAACGACTATCAGTCAATCAGCGACTTCATGCTGAATCTGACGCGGTCGCTCTATCTCGAGGGCAACGCCTACGCGCTGGCCTTGCGCAACGCCCGCTTCGAAGTCGACTCGTTGCATATTTTCGATCCGTTCCAATGCCGGCCGCAGCTCGCCTATGACGGCGAGATTTTTTATCACCTGGTCGGCAATGACGTCATCGACGCGCGCCTGGCGCAGGGGCGTGGCGCGCGCCTGATCGTGCCGATGCGCGACGTGCTGCACGTGCGCCTGCACAGCATTCGCCGCCGGCTACCGTTCCCGCTGGTGGGCGAGACACCGTTGACCGCGGCGCTGGCGGAAATCGCCGCCAGTAGCGCAATCACCGCACAGCAAACCGCGTTCTATCTGAATCAGGCACGGCCGTCGGCGGTGCTGTCGACCGACCTGGTGCTGACGCGGGCGCAAACCGATGAGTTGCGCCAGCGCTGGCGCGAGCAAGCGGCCGGGCTCGACGGCTGCGGACCAGGCGGCATTCCGATCCTGACCGCGGGGCTGAAAGTGCAACCGTGGTCGGTGGCCGCCAAGGATTCGCAAATTGCCGAGATGAAACAATTGAGCGACGAACAGATTGCGCTTGCGTTCCGCATTCCGCTGGCGGTGCTCGGCGTGCCGGCGCGCGGCTCGAGCGGACGAAGCACGCCATTTTCGTCGGTTGAAATGCTCTATCAAGGCTGGATCGCCAGCGGTCTAGGCTTCTGTCTGAATCATATCGAGGAAGCCTTTGGCGTGCTGTTCCAGCTCGCCGGCCAGCCCGACGAATATCTCGAGTTCGACACCGCGGCCTTGCTGCGCTCGGCATACAAGGATCGCATCGAAGGGCTGGTGCGGGCGGTGCAAGGCGGCATCTTTTCACCGGACGAAGCGCGCAACCTCGAGAGCTTGCCGAAAGTGCCAGGCGGCTACGGCGCGGAACCGCGCGTGCAACAGCAAGTCGTGCCGCTGTCGGCCGCGGCGGGCATTCAGCCATT